CCATACTCAACCTGATAGTTTGAAAACATTCTCGTAAATTGTAAAAGAAAACGTCTTATTTGTTCATCATAAAAAAACTGTTGAAGAGCCATTAATTATCCTTTGTGGGTTTAAGTAAGTCAGATAAGCTCTGACGACTTGATATATTACCTCGATCAATTGTATTAATATTTGCTATATTATTCACAAAGCCGCTGCGTAATGTTCTATTTGTTATTGATCCAGGAGTAAGATCAGTTCTGACAGCATCTTCAATTTTAACCCACCGCACTCCATCAAATCGAAATAGCCTATTGGGAAAATAATCTAATCGTAATGCATACTCCCCAACGCTGGGGTTTGCTGGAAAGGAAACCCCAGGGGTAACATTAAGTCCGTTAGGTGCAATAGAGTTTCCGGTTAGGTAACCAACAAGATAGCCATTAGACTGTGGTGTGTGAGCATCTACTGCGTGACTATCACCATCACCTACTTCTACAGCATTAACAGGCTCCCCGTCTTGAGTTGGGGTAATATAAAATCCTGTGTTATCGTAACCACTCGCCGGAACTTCAACTTCTGCTTGTTGCAAAATAGCATTATTAATTTCAATATTTTTATTTTTAGTGCTTAAAAAGTCTTCAATCGTACCTGCCGACTCATTATCGGGATCCATTGGTTTATTTAAGATGTCATTAAATTCTTGACTAGCAGTTAACGGAGTTGCCTTGACTCTCCACAAATGGGGCAACCAAGTTTGACTAAACCCTTCACTAGCAAATGCAGTGTCCTGTATTACATAGAATCTTGGTAATGCTTTTGGTCCGCTATTATCTAATGGGTGATAATCTTTAAGATTAGGTAATTCAAGTACATCGCCATTCATTAGTTTACGACCTAACGCATCAATCATATCATTATAATGAAATGTAATAAAAACAGTATCACCGTTAAGAAAGAGACCAAACTGACTTAGATCAAAATCAATGTCTTGTACATTATATACTGCTCGGAGGCGATAAATGTCCTCATCATATGCACGATCTCTATTTTCAAGAAACAACAAGTCTTCGATGAATAAAGGATCGGATGAGTCATATACTGGACGAGTTACATCATTATTATCTCTATCAGCAGAATCACCAACAGTCTTTGGCCCCAGATATTTATGAATGTAAATATCTAACCCCCCAACAGTATACATTTCACGAACTGTGCGATCAATGAATTGGTAATCGTTGGTTTTGTTTTCTCTATATAAACTTAATCTTGGCATCTATAAACCTCTATTCAATTATTTATCGTATAAATTGGTTGACTATAAATTGCTTTCACTATATAATACTATTATAAGAGTGTAAAATGCATGTATAAAATAAGTAAAGCTGAAGAATGGACCAAAATTGACTTAGAATTAAAGCAGTTTTTTGGGCACTTACCGCCCAAAATTCTACGTGATCTTATTAAAATGAATAAAAATATCAATAACAAAGTAACTCAGTTAAGTATTGAAGAAATAGAATGTCGACGACAACACAAGGCAACAAGAAGGTTTTTAGAAACACGTGATGAATGCAATGCATTAATAGCAACATACGAAAAAATGATAACTATAGGGGCATTATTGTAATATGATAAAAGCAACGCAATTTAAACAGCTTCATCCAAAAGATGCAGATGTAAAACACATGGGACCAGAACCGCTCTTTTTGGCACAGCCGTTCATTGAAGATCGAAAATTAGCACTAATGAAGTCGCTGGGCTGGTATAGTTATTATTACTCTAATAAAGAAGCAAAATCTTTTATTCAGTCATGGTTAATAAACAATGGTAACGCCGCTTTATCAAAACAACTTACTTCAGTGTCTGATAATACTATTATACCCACATATGGTTGGTTAGCAAGAATGAACCTAGCGGGGTTAGAATTAACCTCCGTTGAAAACGAAAAAATATTACATATAGTAAAAGAATCCATTGAGAAAAATAAAGAAAACATTAAAGAAAATGTAGAAGGTAAAGTAGTATCAAATAGACCTGATGTACAAGAAATTATGCGTGAACGGGCTCGTGATGCCGCCGGTGAAATTGAAGGTATATTTGATGACTACATAATAACAGATATTAGAGCTAATGTAAAACCAGAAATAAGACAAATATTAGCCGCACGCAACATTATGGCGCAACATATTAATATTATTAAAGCTAGTTGGAATAATAAACTTAAAGAGTTAGAGTTAGTCCTGACTGGAACAGATCAGCAGTTAGCTGAATCATATAGTTGTTACACTAAAACGCAAATAAAAAATTTAGTGTCTTTCTGCCAATCTATCCTTACTGATTTAGACTCATACGCACAAAATAAAAAAGCCAAGGTTAATGTTAGACGTAAAAAACCAGTGCCGATTGAAAAATTAGTAATGAAACTTAAATATCTAAGAACATTTGAAGAATTTGGATTAGAATCAATCTCGCCTACAAAAATTCCTGGATCATCTGAGATGTGGGTTTATAATACAAAAAATCGTAAACTACAATATTATCAAGCCGACGAATATGCTAGGGTATTCACTGTTAAAGGTAATTCTATATTAGGATATGATACTAATAAGTCAGTGCAGAAAACGTTAAGAAAACCCAATGAAGTTATTAAAGAGTTATTAAATTGTGGAAAGCCAGTGGCGAGAAAGATATTTGCAGATATTAAAGCTACACCAATATCAGTTAATGGACGATTCAATGAGAATTTAATTATCCTTAAAGCATCTTAATAAGAACCCGGTAATTAACATAAATACTATATCGGAGTAGATAGATGGCACAATTAGATGAATTAAAACAAGACGTATTTAACTATGTTGCCCTACGTTTAGGTTCGGGTATAGTTGATATTGAATTAGACCCACAACATTACGAAGTTGCATATGATAAAGCGTTGACTACTTATAGACAGCGTGCTCAAAACGCATATGAAGAATCATATGCTGTAATAGAATTACAAGCAAGACAAAATCAATACACGTTACCTCAAGAAGTATCTAGTATCAGACAGGTGTTCCGCCGAACTATGGGTGATGCCACTGGTCCCTATTCAAGCTCGTTTGATCCATTTAGTTCAGCATCATTAAATGTTTATTTGTTAAATTACTCTTATGCTGGTGGCCTTGCAACGTATGACATGTATACTCAATATGTTGAATTAGCCGCAAGAATGTTTGGTGGTTACATGAACTATACGTTTAATCCAGTAACCAAGCAATTAAATCTAGTACGTGACCCTAAATCGTCTGGCGAGCATATATTATTATGGTGTTATAATCTTAAACCTGAAATTATTTTATTACAAGACAACCCAATTAAACAATGGATTCGTGATTTTACCTATGCTGTGTCAAAGCAAATTATTGGTGAAGCACGTGAAAAATTCGCAACAATCGCTGGCCCACAAGGCGGGTCATCACTTAACGGATCAGCTCTGAAGGCCGAAGCCTTAGCAGAAATGGATGCGTTAATTGAACAACTCAAAAACTATGTTGACCATAGCCAACCACTAACATGGGTAATTGGCTAACCAAAATTACTTTATCAATTTGAACAATTATTAGTAGCATTTATATCATATTTCCTGTATAATATAATTTATGGATTTAATGATTGATATAGAGACTCTTGGCACCGGGCCGACGGCTACAATTTTAACTATTGCGGCACAAGTATTTGACCCATTGGGGGAAGGTTTCCCTCAACATCGCCATTTTTATGCTAGGGTCGACACCGATTCACAACCTAATAGAACTATGGATAATTCAACATTAGAGTGGTGGGCACAACAACCAGAAATTGCTAAAAATGAAGCATTTTCAGAAGAAGGCCGTGTTCATCTTGCAAGTTGTCTTGAATCTCTTGGAAAATTAATATGGCAAGCTAATAAAATATGGGCAAATGGCCCAACATTTGATATGAATATATTAGAACATGCCTTTAAGGAAGCTGGCCAAAATTTACCCTGGATGTTTTATAATGTTCGTGACGCTCGAACTGTGTATGCATTATATCCTGATTTATCAATTCCACCCACTACTCATCATGCTTTAGAAGATTGTCGCAGGCAAATTACCATGCTTCAAAATACCCTTAAATTTTTAAATATTATAAAGCTTAAATAATGACTATCATTGCAATTTCAGGTTTTATTGGAAGTGGTAAGGACACTGTTGCAGATTATCTAGTTAACGTTCATGGATTTAGACGTGAGTCATTTGCTGGTACTCTTAAAGATGCTATCTCTGTTATATTTGGTTGGGACAAACAATTACTAGAAGGCCGCACTAAACAAAGCCGAGAATGGAGAGAGCAAATAGATGTATGGTGGGCAGATCGTTTAGGAATTCCACACCTTACTCCTCGATGGGTTCTCCAACATTGGGGTACTGATGTAATGCGTCAGCACTTTCATGATGATATATGGTTAGCTAGTTTAGAGAATAAGTTAAGAAAAACCAACGAAGATATAGTCGTTTCAGATGTTCGTTTTACTAACGAAATTAAAATGCTTAAAAAATTAGGTGCTATAACAGTAAAAACTTGCCGAGGGGAAGCCCCAATTTGGGCAAACTCACTTGAACAAATTAAAGATCATTATGAAAGACAGTCCTTTATGCAACAGTATGAATCGCATCAGTCTGAATGGAACTGGGTTGGCACTGAATTTGATTATACGTTAGATAATAATGGAAGTATGGATAACTTATATACACAAATTAATAATCTGCTTTTACACAAACTAATAATCTGCTTGTAAATCACCTTGTTCCCACAACGGATTCCGACGGGCAATTAAGGAACTACAATTTAAACACACTGACCTTAAATTAATTAATTCACTGCTATTTAAATTACCATTTATATGATAAACTATTATTTGACTAGCATGTTTAGCTTTAAATCCGCACACATCACACACTACTTTTTTTATATATCCTGATTTATGCCACCTAGGAATGGGTGGTTTTTTCTTTTTATTTTTATTAATACACCCCGAACATCTTGATCGATAATGGGTAATATCCTGCTTTATATAATTAATTGCGCAAGGTATTCGGGCACACACAGTACAAAGTGGTCTACTCATATTATTATTTATCCATAGACCTTTGCAAAGGCTTTATTAAACACATATATTTGAAAAATCTAATAAATACCTATAACAATTTAAGAGGACGAAATCATGGCATTAGTATCCCCAGGCGTAGAAGTTAGTATTATTGATGAAAGTCAATATCTACCTGCATCAACAAACACAATACCTTACATTTTAGTAGCCACAGCACAAAACAAACTCAGTGGAACTGGTACAGGTGCAGCACTTGCAACATTAGCTGCAAACGTAAATAAAACATATTTAATTACAAGTCAAAGAGAGCTTGTTGCAACATATGGCAACCCTTTCTTTTATTCATCAACTGCTGGTACTTCATTGAACGGGTATGAACTTAATGAATATGGTTTGTTAGCAGCTTACTCAGTATTAGGTGCATCAAATCGTTGTTATGTTCAACGAGTTGATGTTGATCTATCTGAACTAACAGCAGCAAGCTCTAGACCAACCGGCGCCGCTGATAATAATTCATATTGGTTAGACACAACTGAAACAACATGGGGTATTTTTGAATGGAACGCTTCAACAAATGAATTTACAAATAAAATACCACTAATAGTTGATCAATCAACTCAAGTAACATCAAATGTTCCTAAGGCTTCTGTGGGTGCGATTGGTGATTATGCTGTTGTTACGTTAACAACTGCAAATGCTCTTTACTATAAAAATAGTGATAATGCTTGGGTATTAGTAGGAAGTAATGATTGGCAAGATTCACACTATGCCCTTCAAAGTACTTCAACTAATCCTACATTAGTTACTGGAAATTCAATAGTAATTAACGGTACGACAGTTACATTGGCCGGAACAACAGTTTCAGCATTAGCTTCAGCAATTAACAGTGCAAGTATTGTTGGAATTTCAGCCGCAGCAGTTGCTGGCAAATTAGAAATTTATGCAAATAGTGATGTTGATCCTGGTGATTCAACAAATGACGGTGCTTTTTCAATTGTTAATGGTTCAGGTACTATTTTATCCTTGTTAGGAATCACAGCAGGCACAAAATATGCGCCAGATCTTCAACAAACAGCACATACTAGTATTCCACGCTGGAAAACAAGCGATACTACACCAAGACCAACTGGTGCTGTTTGGGTTAAGACATCAGCAGTAAATAATGGCGCAGTAATCGCTGTTAAAAAATATAATTCTACAACAGGACTCTGGACAACGTTAACTGTTCCATTATACGTTAATGATGCAGCTGCAAATAAAGCTCTTGACTCATCTGGTGGCGGAAGAAACGTGCTTGCAGGCACAGTTTATGGTTGGATTGACTGGTCTGAAAATGACACAGCAACACTTAAATTACATGTGCGCAGTGCAACAGGTGATACAATTGGTACAAGTGCTGTAACTGCTCCTGTAATAATTACCGGCTCTACATTTACAATATCAGCTAGCGTAAAAGGATCTGCAGATATGTCATCTCCGGTAACTGCAACAGTATCAGGAACAACTGCTGCGGCATGGGTAACAGCATTTACAGCGGCAAATGTAGCTAATACTTCAGCTACAGTTTTATCTAATGGTGCAGTTCAAGTTAGGCATACTCAAGGCGGTATTATTGAAATTACCGATGTAGTAAATACTGCAACTGCAACGATATTTGGCTATCCTGGAAGTTCTTTAACTAATGTTCGCTTAGACTCATCAGCCACAGTTGCCTATATATCAAATTGGAATGCGTTAGAGTATACTGCTAGCAATGATGAACCAACTCAAGATCCTGTAGATAATACATATTGGTATTATTCTGAACTTGATGCGGTCGATATTATGATTCATAATGGTACAACATGGAAAGGGTACCGTGGTATAGCAAATGATACACGAGGATTTAATTTAACAAACACTGATCCGTCAGGACCACAAATATCTCCTACAGCTCCTACATTACAATCAGATGATACTGCTTTAGCTCATGGCGATTTATGGGTAGACACCAGTGATCTTGAACATTATCCTTTATTAAAACGTTGGGAAAGTATAAATGGAGTAGATCAATGGGTGACCATTGATTTAACAGACAGCACAACAGAAAATGGTATTCTATTTGCTGATGCACGCTGGGCAACAGCTGACGTTGATCCAGTAACTGCTGACTTATCTACTATAGTAGATTTGTTAACTAGCGATAGATTAGATATTGATGCTCCAGATCCAGATCTTTATCCAGCTGGTACTTTATTATGGAATACTAGACGTTCAGGCTATAATGTTAAACAATTTAAAGTTAACTATTTTAACGCAACTGACTTCCCTGATGATACATTACCAACATACAGAGATGCTTGGGTAAATGCAAGTGGTAACAAAAATAGTGGTGCACCATATATGGGAAGAAAAGCCCAGCGTGCAATTATTGTTAATGCATTAAAAGCAGGTATTGATGCAAATACTGAAATACGTGAAGAACAAAGAGACTTTAATTTGTTAGCATGTCCTGGATATCCAGAACTAATTACAAATTTAGTAACACTTAACAATGATCGAAATAATACAGGTTTTATTGTTGGTGATTCTCCTTTAAGATTAGGTGATAATAGTAATAATATCTTAGATTGGGCTACTGATGCAAATGGTATTGGTGTTGATTCTGAAGACGGATTAGTTACAGCAGATCCATATTGTGCAGTATTCCATCCGGCCGGACGAACCAATGACTTATCAGGTAATAGTGTAGTTGTTCCAGCATCACACATGATGTTACGAACTATTATACGCAACGACGAGAGTGGTTATCCATGGTTAGCACCAGCAGGAAATAGACGTGGTGTTATTGATAATATTAATGCATTAGGTTATGTTAATGCTCAAACAGGTGATTTTGTTCAGGTAGCAAATAGACAATCAGTTCGTGACACATTATATGAAAATAATATGAACCCGCTGACATTTATACCAGGAACAGGTCTTGTTAATTTTGGTAATAAAACAACGGCAGCATCACCAAGCTCACTTGATCGTATTAATGTATCCAGGTTAGTTGCTTACTTACGCAATCGTTTAGAAGCCATTGGCAAAACATTTATGTTTGAACCAAATGATACAATTACACGTAACGAAGTTAAAAACGCAATTGAACAGCTACTCAATGATGTAGTGGCAAAACGTGGTTTATATGACTATCTTGTAGTATGTGATGACACAAATAATACTCCGGCTAGAATTGATAGAAATGAGTTATATATTGATATCGCAGTTGAACCAATTAAATCAGTTGAATATATCTATATTCCAATTCGTTTAAAAAATACAGGTGAGATTGCAAGCGGGGTTTAAAAACTATAAACTACATGCAGAAAAATGAGGATTCTTCATTTTTCTGCGGCGTAGGTAGATAAATAATAGTATATAAAATTGTTACAAATACAAGGAGAAATACAAAATGGCAGTTTCATCTTTAACTAGAATGACTGTTCCACTTGCGAGTGATCAGAGTTCAAACACACAAGGCTTGTTAATGCCAAAACTAAAATATCGCTTTAGAGTGATATTTGAAAACTTTGGAGTTTCAACTCCTAGAACAGAATTAACAAAACAAGTTATTGATTTTGCCAGACCGTCTGTTAGTTTTGACGATATTACTATTGACCTTTACAATTCAAAAATGCGTCTTGCAGGTAAACATACCTGGGAAGATACAACAGTTAATTTGCGTGATGATGCAGGTGGTAATGTGGCAAGATTAGTTGGCGAACAACTTCAAAAACAATTAGACTTCATGGAACAGGCATCAGCGGCATCAGGCATTGATTATAAATTCGTTACACGTTGTGAAATATTAGATGGCGGTAACGGAGCAAATGGTCCAACAGTGTTGGAAACATGGGAATTGTACGGTTGCTATTTAACATCAGTAAACTATAACGATTTAACATACAGTGAAAGTAGTCCAGTAACAGTAGGATTAACAATCCGCTTTGACAATGCACTTCAAACACCAATTGGTAGTGGTCTTGGCACAGCAGTAGGTAGAGCATTGGGCGAAGTAGTAACAGGATAGTAAATCATGGCATTTGGCCAAGAAGTTCTCAATGGACTATTAGGTAGCGATTATCTAAAAGATTACAAGCATGCCAGCAAAACCTTTAGAACTGCTGGCTATGCACTATCTCCCCGACTAAAGTTTTTATTTCATGTTCATTTTAATCTAAACACAACAGAAATTCCCGGCCTAGCAGCTAATTTTGGCGCAAGGGATACTGCTAAGGTTAGTGTATTAGTTAAGTCTATTGCATTACCAAACTATACCTTTGAAGTCGAGCAATTAAATCAATATAACAGAAAAAGACTAGTACAAACTCAAATAACGTATGACCCTGTATCCATAGACTTTCATGATGATTCAAGTGATATAATTAGAAGTCTTTGGTTTAGTTATTATAATTATTATTATAAAGACCCTAGTCAACCATATGGTAGTCAATCCACACCAACAACAAATTCTTTAAATAGAGCCCCAGGACAAAAAAATTATAACTCAAGAGATATCTATAATAATGTGCGTGCTGGAAATGATTGGGGATATATGGGTGAGGGTGAAGGTGCTAATCCAAATAAACCACAATTCTTTAGAGACATCACAATATATGGTTTTAATCAACACAGTTTTGTTTCTTATACATTAATTAATCCTACAATTACAGATTTCGCACACGACACTTATGATTATTCTGCAGGTGGCGAAACAATGAGCCACAGAATGACTGTTAGATATGAAACAGTTAAATATGGCACAGGTGCAATTAATGGTGAAACAGGTGCTCCATTGCCTGGCTTTGCCTCAAGCGAATATTATGAT